TGGGAAAACGAGGTTGAGGGATTAAAAGACGATCCAGATGCTTTAAATGAATATTACAGACAGTTTCCAAGAACGGAAGCTCATGCTTTTAGAGATGAGTCTAAGCAGTCTATATTTAACTTAACAAAAATCTATCAACAGATAGATTATAATGATGAGTTAAGAAATAATACTATGGTTACCAAAGGTAACTTTCAATGGGAGAACGGAATTAAAGACACAAGAGTTATGTTCTACCCTAATAAGGACGGTAGATTTTATGTTACGTGGGTACCAAATCAAGAACAACAAAACAATGTAATAATAAAAAATGGAAACAAACATCCTGGAAATGAACACATGGGAGCATTTGGTTGTGACAGCTATGATATTAGTGGTGTTGTTGGGGGTGGCGGCTCTAATGGTGCACTACACGGATTAACTAAGTTTTCAATGGAGGACGCACCTTCTAATCATTTTTTCTTAGAATATATTGCCAGACCTTCAACCGCTGAAATGTTTTTTGAAGATGTGTTGATGGCATTAGTATTTTATGGTATGCCGCTGTTATGTGAAAACAATAAACCTAGGTTACTTTATTACTTAAAACGTAGAGGATACAGAGGTTTCAGCATTAACAGGCCAGATAAAGCTTATAATAAATTATCTTTATCCGAGCGGGAAGTTGGGGGTATACCTAATTCAAGTGAAGATATAAAGCAAGCTCACGCTTCCGCAATCGAAACTTACATAGAAGATTTTGTAGGTATAACCAAAGAAGGCTACGGAGACGTTTATTTGCAAAGAACATTAGAAGACTGGGCTAGGTTTGATATAAACGATCGAACAAAGCATGATGCTTCTATAAGTTCCGGCTTAGCTTTAATGGCGTGCAACAAGCACAGATATAGTCCTAGGGGATCAGTGACGGTTAAAAAAATCAACCTAGGTTTTAAAAGATACAATAACGAGGGAACTACTTCAAAAATAATGTAATAAATGAATGTAAGTACAAATACTAATAGCCCATTTCCAGATCAAGTAGTAAGTGATGCGGAAAAAGCTACAATAGAATACGGACTTCAAGTAAGTAGAGCTATTGAGCAAGAGTGGTTTAACTATGGAGGTGCTGGATCCAATAGATATGCTTCTAATTGGAATAACTTTCACAACCTAAGATTATATGCTAGAGGAGAACAAAGTGTTCAAAAATATAAAGACGAGTTAGCTATTAACGGCGATTTGTCTTATCTTAATTTAGANTGGAANCCNGTACCAATACTTTCAAAGTTTTCAAATATAGTNGCTAATGGTATTACCCAAAAGCAATATGACATTACATCTTATGCTCAAGACCCTGAATCTTTAAAGAAAAGAACAGATCATGCTGACAATATATTGTTTGACATGTTCACTAAGCAGCAAAGAGCTATTGCTTCTGAAGTAATTCCAATGGATCTTAGTCGATCTAATATGCCCGAAGAAGAATTACCTGAAACTATAGAAGAAAGAGATCTTCACATGCAGCTTAGCTACAAACAAGCTGTTGAAATAGCAGAAGAGGAAGCTATTAATACTGTATTAGCTACAAATGAATTTGACTTAATTAAGTCAAGAGTAAATCAAGATTTAGTTAATATTGGAATAGGTATAACTAAAACATCGTTTAATCCTGCAGAAGGCATAGTAGTTGATTATGTTGATCCTGCTTATTGCGTTTGGTCTTATACAGAAGATCCAAATTTTGATGATATATACTATGTAGGTGAAGTTAAATCTATAACTATACCAGAACTTAAAAAAGAATTTCCTCACATTTCTGATGAGGAATTAGAAAGAATCCAAAAATCACCAGGCAACCGTAGACTTATACGAGGTTTTGAAAACTATGATTACAACACGGTTCAAGTAATGTACTTTGAGTACAAAACTTATACTGATCAAGTTTTTAAAATAAAAAGAACTGATAGTGGATTAGAAAAAGCTATTGAGAAAACTGATGCTTTTAATCCTCCAGTTAATGACAACTTTGATAGAGTGTCAAGATCAATTGAGGTTTTATACGAAGGAGCTAAAGTTGTTGGATCAGATATGATGCTTAAATGGGAAATGTCTGAAAATATGACAAGACCTATGGCGGATACAACTCGCGTTGAAATGAGTTATTCAATAGCCGCTCCTAGAATGTATAAAGGAGTTATACAATCGCTTATAAGTAAGTGCATAGGTTTTGCCGATGTAATACAGCTAACACATTTAAAAATACAACAAGTGTTGTCTAGAATGGTTCCTGATGGAATATTTTTAGATATGGATGGTTTAGCCGAAGTGGATTTAGGTAATGGCACAAATTACAATCCAGCGGAAGCATTAAACATGTACTTCCAAACAGGTTCTGTTGTAGGTAGATCATTAACTCAAGATGGAGATATGAATAGAGGCAAAGTGCCTATTCAAGAATTATCCTCGTCTAGTGGTATTGGCAAAATACAAGCCTTAATAACTGCATACAATTATAATATGCAAATGATTAGAGACGTGACTGGTTTAAATGAAGCTCGTGACGGTGGAATGCCTGACGCTAATGCTTTAGTAGGTTTGCAAAAAATGGCAGCTAACGCATCTAACACCGCTACAAAACATATTCAAGATGCTAGTATTTACTTATCTTTAAGCACTTGCGAAAATATATCTTTAAAAATTGCGGATGTTTTAAACTTTCCACTTACTAAAAATTCTTTAATGAATAGTGTATCTACATTTAATGTAGATACTTTAAAAGAAATAGAAAACCTTAACTTACATGATTTTGGTATATTTTTAGAAATGGAACCAGATGATGAAGAAAGAGCTGGATTACAACAAAATATACAAATAGCTTTGCAGACAAAAGAAATTGATATTGAAGATGCTATTGACATTAAAGAAATAAAAAATTTAAAGTTAGCTAATCAAATGCTTAAATTAAAGCGTAAGAAAAAGCAAGAAAGAGCTGAATTAGTTGCTCAACAAAATATACAAGCGCAAGCTCAAGCAAATGCTGAATTAGCTGAAAAAGCAGCAATGGCTGAAGTGCAAAAGCAGCAAGCGCTTACGGCTGAAAAAGTTGCAATAGAACAGGCTAAATCTAATTTTGAAATGCAAAGAATGCAAGCCGAGGCTATGATTAAAAAAGAGTTAATGGCTACTGAGTTTCAATATAACATGCAATTAGCCCAGGCTAGTGTAGCTGCAACGCAACAAAAAGAAAAAGAAATAGAAGATCGCAAGGATAAAAGAATAGAGAAAGAAGGTACACAGCAAAGTGAATTAATACAGCAAAGGCAAACAGAGGGTATGCCTAAAAACTTTGAATCATCTGGCAATGACGTAATGGGTGGATTTGGGGATTTATCTTCGTTCGGGCCTTCTTAAATTAGTATTTAATAATTATATAATATCATATCATGAGTGAACAAGTAAAAACAGAGGGGTCTTTTAAGATCCAATCTAAGCCAAAGCTAACCGAAGAACAATTTGCGGCCAAAAACAAAGAGCCACTTATAGATGTTCCCAGTAACGTAACCCGAGTAGTAATTCCTAAAGAAGATAAAGACGCCGTTCAAGAGCCAAGCGCGGAGAAAGTGGATGTGGATGAATCTACCGAAGATAGCCCGACGATGGTCGAAGGAACATCCGAACCAGTCATTAAAGAAGTTACCGAAGAAAGTAAAGAACCAGAAAAAGTAATCACACAAACAGTACAACCTGAACTACCAGAAAACATAGGCAAGTTAGTTGACTTCATGAGGGAAACAGGTGGAACGATGCAAGATTACTTAAAGCTAAATACTAACTACGAAGATTTAGATCGTGACGTATTAGTAAAAGAATATTATAAAAACACTAAATCCCATTTAAGTGCAGAAGAAATTGACTTTATGATTGAAGACAATTTTGCATTTGATGAAGATATAGATGAGGAGCGAGACATCCGTAGAAAAAAACTCGCATACAAAGAGGAGGTTGCAAAAGCCCGCACGTTTTTAGAAGATACAAAAGCAAAGTATTATGATGACATCAGGTTGAAGTCACCAGCTTTGTCGGAAGATCAACAAAAAGCAGAAGACTTTTTTAATCGACACAAAGAGGATCAGGAGAGAAACGATAAATCTCGTGACGCGTTTACATCAAAAACTAATGAAGTATTTAATGAAAATTTCGAAGGTTTCGACTTTACATTAGGAGACAAAAAGTTTAAATATGGTGTACAAAATCCGTCGCAAGTTAAAGAAAGCCAGTCAGACATCAATAATTTTGTGAGGAAGTTCCTTGGAGAAGATGGGACTTTTAAAGATGCCACAGGGTATCACAAGGCATTGTATGCAGGTGCAAACGCAGATAAAATGGCTAGTCACTTTTACGAACAAGGCAAAGCAGATGCTATTAGAGATGTTGTAAACAAATCTAATAACACATCGTCAGGAGCTAGGAAAGCAGCACCTGTTGACAGCGCAAGGTTTGGAGCATACAAAATTAAATCAGTTTCTGGAGCGGACTCATCAAAATTGAAAATTAAAAAATTTAGAAACTAAAAATTATGAGTTTATTACCACAATTTGGGACTATAGTTCCATCACAGTCGCAGCAATTACTTGCGACAAATTATTTACAATGGAACAACAACGGCGGAGGCGGCGGAGTTCCTAATAACTTTGCTGATTTTGCTCAGCAATATTTACCAGAAATTTATGAAGCAGAAGTAGAGCGTTACGGAAACCGTACGTTATCTGGATTCTTAAAAATGGTTGGCGCTGAAATGCCAATGACATCTGATCAAGTTATTTGGTCTGAACAAAACAGACTACATATCTCTTACGCTGGAGCATCTCAAGCTAATGGAGCGGGTACATTGTCTGTTATTTCTATCAACCCAGGAGCTGTTGCTGGTGTTCAAAATGTAATATCTGTAAATGATACAGTTGTTGTTTTGGATCCTGCTACAGGGCTAGAAGCTAAAGGTATTGTAACAGCATCTGTACTTGGCGCAGCTGGAACAATAACGGTTCAGCCATTTGCTGGAACAACTTTAACTACACAAGGGTTTAGCGCTGCAGGATTAAAAGTATTCGTTTACGGATCTGACTATTCTAAAGGAACTACAATTGCTGCGGTTGGAGCAGGTAACTCTGCTGTAAGAAACAGTATTGATCCTGTATTAACACAGTTTTCAAACTCACCAATTATTATTAGAGATCAATATGTTGTATCTGGATCAGATACTGCTCAGATCGGGTGGGTGAATGTAGCAACTGAAGACGGAACTGATGGATACCTTTGGTATTTGAAAGCTGAGTCTGAAACACGTTTACGTTTTGAAGATTACTTAGAAATGGCAATGGTAGAAGGTGAATTAAATGCATCAGCATTAAATCCATTAACTCAGCCAGGAACACAAGGTTTATTTGCTGCTATTCAAGCTCGAGGAAACGTAGAAACAGGATTCACAGCGGCTCAAGGCTTAACTGAATTTGATGCTATCCTTAAAAACTTAGATACTCAAGGAGCTATTGAAGAGAACATGTTGTTTTTACAGCGTCAAACTTCTTTAGATTTTGATGACATGTTAGCTAGTATTTCTAGTGGAATGGCAGGTGGAGTTGCTTACGGATTGTTTGAAAACTCTTCTGAAATGGCACTTAACTTAGGATTCAGTGGATTCCGTAGAGGATCTTATGACTTTTACAAAACAGATTGGAAATACTTAAATGATGCATCTACTCGTGGAGCAATCAATGGAGTTAATTCAATTGAAGGTGTATTAGTACCAGCTGGAACTTCAACTGTTTATGATCAAGTATTAGGAACAAATATCAGACGTCCATTCTTGCACGTACGATACAGAGCTTCTCAAACTGATGATCGTAGAATGAAGTCTTGGTTAACAGGATCTGTTGGTGGAGCTAGTAACTCAACTCTTGATGCAATGGAAGTAAACTTCCTATCTGAAAGATGTTTAGTAACACAAGCTGCTAACAACTTTGTATTATTTAGAGGAATCTAATTAGTCAAAAATAATGTAATAGTTACCCTCGTTGTAATAGCGAGGGTAATCATTACTCTTAAACTATTAAATTATATCATATTATGGCAAATAAAAAAGTGCAACCAAAAAAAGTGGTTGCAAAACAAGTAGACTTAGAAGAGTCTATAAATGAGGTAGTAAAAACAGCTGAACCAACTGAAACTACAAAAGACTGGAAACATGTTAAATCCATAGAGCCAGTAAAACCTAAATGGGAAATCAAAGATAGATTATACTATTTAACAGGTAGAGATACTCCGCTTACATTAACAATACCAGGTAAACATACAAGAAAACATTCTTTACTGTATTTTGATGAAGAAAGTGGTACTCAAAAAGAAATTAGATATGCAACCAACCATGACTCACCTTTTAAAGAAGAACAAAAAGGAGAAGCTACAATGGGGCATATAATGTTTAGGGACGGAGATTTAAGAGTCCCAAAAGAACAACAAAATTTACAAAAATTACTTTCATTATATCACCCCTTAAGAGGTAGATTATACGAAGAGTATGACCCTGTGGAAGAAGCTTACGATGATTTAGAAATGTTAGATCTTCAAACTGATGCAGCTGTATTTGCAAGGGAAATGGATATTGACGACGCTGAAGCAATACTTCGTGTTGAAATGGGTAGTGCAGTAAGTAAGTTATCTTCTAAAGAAATTAAAAGAGACTTAAGATTATTTGCAAATAGAAACCCTGAATTGTTTTTAGAATTAGCACAAGATGACAATGTTGGCTTACGTAATACAGCTATTAAAGCAACGGAAGCAAGCATAATATCATTGTCTCAAGATCAAAGAACTTTTTCTTGGGCATCTAATGGCAGAAAATTAATGTCAGTACCTTTTGACGAAAACCCGTATTCAGCTATGGCTGCTTACTTTAAGACCGATGAAGGCATGGAAGTGTTTAGATCTATAGAAAAGAAGTTTTTATAGTAGTTTTTAAAAAAAACACGTAATTATATTATAGATGGTGAATTAGTATTGACCGGTTTCTTCATTGAGACCGGTTAATATTTATAATAAAAGAAATAAAATGGCAGTAAATGTAGACATAGTTTATAAAACGGTATTACTTATTCTTAATAAAGAACAGAGAGGTAACCTATCACCAGACGAATTTAATAAGGTTGCTACGCAAGTACAACTTGAAATTTTTGAAAGCTATTTTGATACTTTAAATCAGCAAGTAAGAATACCAGACAATGACACAGAATATGGTGATCGCATTAAAAATGTAGATCAAGATTTATCTATATTTAAAACATACGGTAATGCAACTTATGTTCCTGCGGGAGGATTTTTTAATTTACCTACAACATCAGGGGCGGGAGCCGCTACTCAGACATTAACAGGGAATGGAACCAGTAGTTCATTTCCATTCACATCGATAACATCTTCACAGCTAGCAAGTAGCGTAATAGCTGTTACCATAAATGGTGTGTCTACTACGGCTTATTTTATTAATGGGGCCAATATATCTTTTACAACCATACCAGCTTTAAATGACGCTATAGTTGTTACAGCGACACCAGAGGACTTTTATAGACTAGGTACAGTTATATATCAAGACGCAAAAGAAGTTCAGCTAACGCAGCGCAACGAGTTATTATATTTAAACTCAACACCGCTTTTAGCTCCAACAACAACATACCCAATATATTTATACGAAAAAAATAAATTATATTTATATCCGCAATCTATTACATCAGATGTGCAAGTAAGCTACTTAAGAAAGCCTGTAGATGTTATTTGGAATTTTACAATACCATCTGGACAAAACTACTATCAATATAATCCTACAAATTCTGTTAACTTTGAACTATCTAAAACAGAGCAAGTTAATATTATATTAAATGTATTACTTTATTCTGGAGTTGTAATTAGAGACCCATCAATAATTCAAGTTGCTTCACAACAAGTTCAAAAGGAACAAATGAATTCAAAACAATAAGATATGCCTATACCTAATGGCGGTTTAATAACCGAAACCAATGAACAATATTACGCTGGAGCACAGCGATTTTTATCTGACGGAACTGGTGTAATAACTACAACTTTTAATACTGATTTAATATTGGGCTCTGTAGGCTCTTGGAATCCAGCTTCACTAGACTATATTTTAAATAATTTTAAATTATATACAAGCACCACGGGAACCCCTGGATCTTATACGGAATATATATTAGCCTACACGGTTGTAGATAATGTTATAACTATAACTGCGGCTCCTGTTGCAGGCGTTTATATTGCTGTACAATTAAAAGCTTTAAATGGCGGTAGTTTTGGGGCAGAAGATGCCATAGGCACTGCTGTTCAAGAAAATTACGGAGGCTACGGGTACACATCTTTAAACGATATCATAAATGGTTTCATAGCTACTTACGTAGGCACACAAAAATTAATAGCTGATGTTAAAAGAACAGATGTTATATTTCATGCTAAAAGAGGATTACAAGAATTTAGCTATGATACCTTAAAAAGTATTAAGTCTCAAGAGTTAACTATACCATCTAGTCTAAGTGTTATAATACCTCAAGACTATGTAAATTATGTAAATATAAGTTACATAGACCCCTTGGGAGTTAAGCACCCTATATATCCTGCTAATAATCTAACTATAGCTCCTTATGAAGTTCCATTACAAGATGGCCCTGGAGGTAATCCTACGCAAGATAATTTTGGAGATAACCTAGAAGGATCTTCACAAACCTTAGAACTGTGGGGTGAAGCTAATGACAGTTTATTAAACGGCAATATAACAGCTGAGGAATACTGGGCTTACTCAGGGTGGCTTACTGGGAACCCTTTTTTAGGTCAAAAATATGGCAATGAGCCACAATATACCCAAAGAAACGGTTGGTTTAATATGAATGAAAGAGACGGAACTATAGCTTTTTCTTCTAACTTAATAGACAAAAGAATAGTATTAGAATATATATCTGATGGCTTAGCTTATGAATTAGACATGAGAATACCAAAAATGGCTGAAGACGCTTTATACGCTCATATATTGTATTCTATATTGGCAGGTAGAATAAATCAACCAGAATATGTTGTACAAAGATTAAAAAGAGATAGATCAGCTAAATTAAGAAATGCTAAAATAAGATTATCTAACATTAAACTATCAGAGATAGTACAGGTAATGAGAGGTAAATCTAAATGGATTAAATCGTAATTAAATGGCTCAACAAATAACTAATACATTTCTAAAATCCAAGATGAATAAAGATCTTGATGATAGAATATTGCCGAATGGCGAGTATAGAGACGCTCGGAATATATCTGTTGGTAGATCCGAAGACAATGATGTTGGAGCTTTAGAAAACATTATAGGTAATAACTTAGTCGCAAGTACCGACATTGGTAGCGGTTTAACCATTATTGGTATACATAAAAGTAATTCTACAGATGAAATTTTTGTATTTTTAACAGATTATACAGACCCTTTACCTTTAACACCTACAAATGCTCCAGTTGGATCTTTACATTATATTTATGTCTATAATAACTCTAATGAGTCTTACACAAAACTTGTTCAGGGAGAATTCTTAAATTTTTCAACAACTAATAGAATAATAGGTATAAACCTTATTGAACGTTTATTGTTTTGGACAGACAATAGAAATCAACCTCGTAAAATAAATGTAAACCTAGCTAATCCTACTCAAGGAGGGGGCAGACAACAAGAATATTATAAAGAAGAACATCAAATATCTGTAGCTAAATACAGTCCTTATCAACCTATTGAATTATATAATAGGATAGACGTTGAAATAGAAAGTGCAACTCCCGCTTATTTTGTAGTTCCAGGAGATCAAGTAGCTAAATTTACGCCTTTTATAGGTGCTACTGTTGTTTCAGCTGAAAATAACGTAGGGGGTGATCAATTTATTAAAGTAATTTCCACTTCTTTTGTATTTGGCGAAACTAGAGTTTTTGTGTCACCTACTTTTACAGCGCCTGTACCTTCAAATGATTCATACATTACACTTATTAGTTCAACTATGACTAATGAAAATGATAATGTGGATTGGCCCGGGGATCCAGACTATTTAGAAGATAGGTTTGTTAGGTTTAGCTATAGATTTAAGTACGACGACAATGAGTATTCTTTAATGGCTCCGTTTACTCAAATAGCTTATATACCAAAGCAAGGGGGGTTTTTTATTGCTGGAGACGAAGATTCAGCTTACCAATCTACAATAGTAGATTTTATGGAAAATTTTGTGCAAAATGTTGGCTTAGTAATACCTTTACCTACTAACGCCCGCAGATTACTTAGGGATTACAAAATATCAGAGCTAGAAATACTTTTTAGAGAAAGCAATAGTGTTGCTGTAAAGGTTTTAGAAAGCGTTAGCGCGGGAGAAATAAATGCTGCTTCTGGCGCTAGTAATTATTATACTTACGATTACCAATCAAGAAAACCATATAAAACATTACCAGAAGCGCAAACAATTAGAGTGTATGACAAAGTGCCTGTAAGAGCTTTCTCTCAAGAAAGTTCAGGTAACAGAATTATATACGGTAATTACAGAGATCAACACACCCCACCTGCTAATTTGAATTATAATTGTGTAGTCTCCGATAAATTTAGTAGTGGTACTTCTAGTAATTGGGTAGAATACCCTAATCATTCTGTAAAAAGAAATAGGAATTATCAAATAGGATTTGTATTAGCTGATAAATTCGGGAGGCAATCACCGGTTATTTTATCTTCTGTAGATACAGGAGTAACTTCAGGGGGATCGTTTTTTTCTGGATCTACAATATATAGTCCTTATGACGCAAATCAAGAAGACACAGTTGTTTGGGATTGGTTTGGTGATTCAATTAAAGTAATTGTAAACGCTCAAATAACTTCGAATATAGATACATCGACGGGTACGCCGGGTCTTTACGCTATTGAGCAACAAGAGGGTGTTATAGGAACTGGAGTTGGGTTTGCAACTTTAGGTACACCAGTTATAGTAAGTGATAGCACGTATCAGTTTAGATTAAATTATACTTCTTATCCTAATAATGATAATATACCTAGAGTTGGAGATTCAATGAGGGGTGCTTATGAAGACTTTGTTAAAGTAACTGCTATAACTGGACCATCGGGGGGAGCGCAAACTTACACGGTAACCACTAGCGGTAGAGTAAACGATGTTTATCTGCGAGCTGACAATTTACCTATTAGCACTCCTGATATAAAATTTGCGTATACAATAAATGATTTAGGTTGGTATAGTTATAAAATTGTTGTAAAACAAACAGAACAAGAATATTATAATGTATACTTGCCTGGTATATTAAACGGTTATCCTTTTCCTCAAACAACTGACGCGGGATTTGGTATTACTAACGGATTATTTCCTACCAACGAAGTTAATATTACTGCGTTTACCGCATTGTTTAATGACAATATAAATAAAATACCTAGGGATTTACAAGAGGTAGGGCCTGATCAAAAACAATATAGTAGTTCTGTTTTATTATACGGTAGAGTAACTAATATAACAGAAGGGTCATTACCAGATGGAACCCCATATAATAAGCAGTATTATCCAAGAATCTCTTCACAAGGCAAAAACGCCATAGCACATACCTCAACAGCTATAGCTAATGCAGCGGAAGTTAACATGTCTTATAGAGACATTTTGGCAGCTACTCCTTTTTATCAAATAGAAACAAACCCATTAATAGCTAGAATATCTACAACCGAAAAAGGGATTGGTGCAACTTATGGGTCAATTCCTCTTTTATCACAGGATTTCTATATGCAGCCGTATTTAGCTGTGTACGAAACAGAGCCTACAGAATCTTTGTTGGAAATTTATTGGGAAACAACATCAGCTGGATTAATAGTTGATTTAAACACTGCTATAGCTTCCGGATCAGGAGCAGCTACTTCTTTCCAAAATGTTAATTGGGATTTTAAAGAAGATCTTGTGCCTTCAGACCCTGGTCCTGATGTTTATGTAACTACTGAATTTTATCCATTAAATGAAGAAGGTGATCCTTATTTAATAGATATTGAAGGTGAATTAGTTTCAGCGATAGACGGTAATGGAGTTAGTGTAGAAGGTTTGTTTTCTTTACAACCTGGAATAGCAGCAAATACTTTTAGATTGCGATTTGACGGTCCTTCTCAGGTTTTCCGTGAAGCAAGTGTAACTAGCAATGTTTATACTTTTGAAATAAAAATTACTCCCGACGGAGAAGTACCTGCGATTTTAACTCTAGGCGGAATACCAGAAGGAGAAGGAGCTATGCAGAATGTAGCACCTGTTTTTGGATTTGCAACAATTGTGCAGAAAACTCCGTTGGACAGAACTTTAATACCAGCTGTTCCTAATTCAGTTGCTACCCCTTGGCTTGCTCCATTGCCAGAAAATGGAAGTAGTACAGCCGGTAATGCTAAAAAATCTGAATTAGTATATACTATTGCAAGACAAGACAGCAATCCTTTGCCAGATAACTGGGAAATGAATCCTAGCACTGGAGAGCTAACTCAAGCTATCCCTGGTGATGTAATTGAAGGAGTGGAATTTCTAGGAAATCCTGCGGTAGTTTATCCTTGTACGATAACTACTACAGATGCTAACGCTTCTGGGGCTAATGGTGATTATGGATCAAAATCATTTTCTAAAAATGTTAATATATCTTTAGGCTATCCTGCGGTTAATGATGGAGTTATAAGCAATACTTGTGTATTAAATGCTTATGGAACAGACGGAACAGACGGCACCCCGGGCAATGCTATAAAGTCCGATACTCAAAATGACAAAGTGTCACATATATATTACATTGGAGGCGATGATTTTCAAATTAATCTTGACACAATATGGGATGACAATGGTCTTACCAATTTTGATCGTTTTACTAATTCCACCCGTTTAAATGACGGAAGTGTTAACAATGCTCATAAAACAGGTACTGTAGCATTTACATTTAATGTTCAACAAGGCAATGGGGCTCAACCAAGAAACGTTTCATCTTTTAAAATAGAGAAGGTTGTATTTTATTACAGATTTGAAGGAGGCAATGGAATTTGGCAAGAATTGGATAGATCATTAGATTATAACGCTACAGATAAAAAAGCAACAAGCGGTGATTTTCCCGGGCAAGATGGATTGGTGGTAACAACCGGCTCCAATTTCAGTACTATTAAATGGCTTCAGAACGTTAGAGCTTACGACTACGCTGCTTTTGCGGCTAATAGTGGCGGAGCGGGTGTGGAATACGCTGTTTTTATAAAAGAATTACAACTTGCAAGTGGCCAAGGAGGTAATACAGGTAATACTGTATACGGATGGGTAACAGCTGACGATTTACATTTTCCAACGTGCGCAAATAGAATGGGAATAAATGTTGCAACTACTTCTTATAAATACTTTAGATCCTCGGGAAACGACAGTTATGCAGCTGATACCGTTGGCTCGGATGAAGTATTTGCAGAAACACCTTACGGAGAATATGTTAATTTATTTTTTACTACAGCCGCAATGACGGAGCCTTATATACCAGCTGAAGGTTTAAATAATGTTAACTTTCAACTTGATCAAACTGGTTATGAAACATTGTATCAATGGGACGACTACACACTGCGATCTGATATAACATTACGATGGGTAGCGTCATTTTCTACCGAAACAGGAATTAAAGGGGCTTCTCCCTATGGCATTACTTCAAAAGCGATTACAACTTATGTTGCCGATGATGGAAATCCCGGATATAGTCTTAGAATTATAAATGGAACAACTAGAGTAAAAAATAACCAATAACTATGGCAGCAGTAATAGAGCTTAAATATTTTAATACATTCTGGCTAAAAAAGCTTAAGACAATTACCGATGTAGTTCCTGGAGAAACTACTATTAATCCTATTGGAAACACTAATTGGACTATATCTCCTGCTTTAACGGACAATCAAATGAATGTCGGCCAAGAGGTCACTATGCCTTATGTAGATGTTATTTCTCAGGATCCAAAAATCTTTAAATCATATATTGTAACAAAAATAAGTGATACTCAATTTATAACAGCAACTGGTCTTGTAAATTATGTGCCTAATGCAACACAAACTACAATGACTTTTGGTAAAATAATTAATTTTGATAAAATACCTGCGGTTTATGAAAGTACTCCTGATGATGATTGGTTTATAGAAGAAGCCAGAATAAGGGGAGGTTACAATAACACATCAGTTGATTTTGGAGTTAAAGCTTATTTAGTAGAAGACGAACCTAAGCAATCACATAAGTTTAGTGGATTAATACATTCAGGTGTGTTTAACTCTAGAACTGGATTTAATGCTACTAATCAATTCAGCGTAGGTGAAGACATAACCAGAACAATAGATCCAGCTAATGGCTCTATACAAAAGCTTTATGCTGAAGATACTAATCTTATTATATTTCAAGAAAGCAAAGTAAGTAAATCCTTAATAGATAAAGACGCTATTTATTCTGCTGAGGGTAATGCTAGTGTTACTAGCCGTAATTTAGTCATAGGACAGAACGTTGCTTTTGGGGGCGAGTTTGGAATAAGTACAGACCCTGAATCTTTTGCGGTCAATGGTTATAGAAAATATTTTACAGATAGAGATCAAAACATAGTATGTAGATTATCTATGGACGGTATTACCCCAATATCTAACTTTGGTATGATAGATTTTTTTAGAGATAAGTTGTCTACTGCTAGTGTTGGAGGAATTAAAGGCGGATGGGATGCTCATAACAAGCAATATGTGATTTCTATAGAGTCTGTTAACAGCAAGGGTGTTTCAGAACACAGCACATTGTCTTTTGATGAAAGTGTAAAAGGCTGGACAAGCTTTTTTGATTATCAACCTAATCAAATTATTAGTCTTAATAATAATTTATTTACAACTGACAGTGGTAAGTTATATAAACATTACACACTGGCTTCTAATACAACCGCTAGAGGAATATTTTACGGAATTAATTATAATTCTAATGTTACTTTTGTTTTTAACGGAAATCCTCAAATGGTTAAAAACTTTCAAACAATTAACTACGAAGGAGATACGGGATGGAAAATGCTTAGTTTTAATACTAACACTGATAAAACCCTACCTATAACTGAAGCGGTATTCGCTACAACTTTAGAACAACTTCAGCAATCGTTATTAATAAATAGATTTAAAGCAAAAGAAGATAAATATTTTGCGGATCTAGTTAATAATACATCGTCACAAAACGGTGAAGTTGTATTTGGTAGATCTTCATCTGGTGTTAAAGGTTTCTTCGGAGAAGTAAAAATGGAAATAAACAATGCTAATAATGCTAAAAAAGAATTATTTGCAGTAAGCACAGGATTTGTGCAATCATCTTAAATTAAATTAAATGA